AAACAGATACAAACAGCAAGTGATCGAAAGTTTCAAAGGTAGACATTTACCATTACAGCTTAACGGAACAATAGGCAATAATGTTTCATATACTAAAAAAAATTCAGCAGAAATTGTAATGCACCAACAAAATGCGATGATGAATGTATAATAATATACATATAATATACATTATATATCTTGTTCTATGTCATTGTCATTATAATCATTATAATTATCATTGTCGACACAATTATAATCGTCGTCTTTCTCATCATCTTTGTAATCATTCATATCGTCATCATCTTTTTTTGCATTACCGCCTCCATTATTATCAACAGCGTCAGCTACGTCAGCCACATCATCTATGCCATTGTTATTATAATTATCTTTGATAATACCTGCCGCTTTAACTTGTCGACGTATTTCGTTTTCTTCAATATCAAGGTTTTGGTTTTCTTTTAATTTTTTATTTTTGTATTCCTCGCGTTTTTCATTAATAAAAATGGTGATTTCTTCAGGTGTTAAAAATCTATTATATTTTCCTTCTAAATAACTTTTTAAATATTCATATAATTCTTCTGCATTATATGTTATAAACTCGCTTGGAATATTTTCGATTCCAGATAAATCAAGATGGTTTAAACAATTACTAATAATTAAAATATTAATTGTATTTATTAATTCCATATTATCATTATTAGTAATTTTATTTAACTTATAGAGATGCTTAATAATCTTTTTAATTTCTTTAATAGCAGTAATAATTTTGTTTTGCAAAGTTTCATTATCTTTGTATGTTTGGGATGAATTAACATTAACATATAATATTTTGCATATGTTCAGTAATATTTCCTTGTAATTAATATATTTGCAATTTAAAAAGTCTGAACTTATATTTTTTTTAACTTTTTTAAGCTTCTTAATATTATTTGTTATAACAGTTTCTACTTGGTCTATTTCGTAATTTATAATATTATCAATTAAATTATTTGGTAATAGTTCAGACTTATCGCGCATTTCTTCTAACCACTTATCTATATTGTTGTTATTAATGCTGTATATATATGGCTTTTTATCAATATATTTAATATTTTTGTATTTTTCCCTAATTTCTTTTGCATATATGTCCTCATCATCTATGCGACCATTATCATCATCTTCAATATCAAAGTCTTCGCTTTCTTCGCTACTATCACTTCCTTTCCCTTTTCCTTTTCCTTTTTTAGTTTTCTTTTTGATTATCTTTGGTGCAGTAAAACGAACATCTCTTTCCTTGTTAATTAGTCTCATATTTGAATAACGGTCCTTTAATTTTATTATTTCTGTATTATTCGCAATTTCAAAATCGGATATATCATTAAAATTATTGTCTAATTTGCGTAGGCAACAACCTTGAATATATTTATGTATTTTTTCAAATTTCGAATTATTACTGGGTGTAAATAATAATTTATCTATATAATATCGTTCCTCGTCTGTATGCTTATGTTTATCAGTGTTACATTTATTTTTCCTTTCAGGTTCATTCTTATTTAACAATTCATTCAAAACCTCTTTGTCCTTGTCTTTGTATTCTTCTTGAATTATTAATATCAAGTTTTGTTTTAAACCTTTAATATTTATCATGTAATCATTTTTATATTTATCATTATATTTAAAGAAGTCGCCAATAATCTCTATAATATAATATAATAATCCGCGAGTAGTCAGCTTATCAATATGGTTTGGATTTAAATAATTCATATCAAGAGATATTTTTTTATTAATTATATTTTCTTGCGTTTCCACAATCCAGAAGCAAATTGAATTTAAAAAGATAATATTAATATTTTCTATAAAATCATCGTTTATCTTTTTAATTATATCTGCATACATTTTATCAATATTCTTACTATATAATATATACGCTGGTGTCATCACAGCATATTTTTTTGCATATTTAGAAGCATCTTCGACATTCTTCTTTTCAAATTCCTTTAAGTATTTATCATATCGCGTGGATATGCTACGATATTTTTTAAATAAATAATTAGACAGGGAATCAAAGTCTATGTCAATATTTGCAACATCATTAATTTTTTTAATTATCTCGAGTATTATTTTTAACATTTCAATAAATCCCTTTTCATTGCGAAAGGTAATATTTGATATATATCTATTCAAATCATAAACATTTGCAATTTTATTTGAAGCATCAACAGCAATATCATTTGCGATTCCCTTGTTTTCATCATCTATTATATCATCGTCATCTTGCGCGCCTTCGTAATTATCTACATCATTACCGTCGCATATTGCCTTGTTTTCACGTTTGGATATAACATAATGCTTACCGTCTTTGTCGTAATCGAATATGTGTTCTCGAGAATGTATAAATAAATTTTTAATATTCTTGTGATGTTCTTTGATATTGTCGATGTTTTCTTTTGCATCTAGTATATCATTAATAGTTTCCAATGTATTTTCTATATTAATATGCTTAATTGATATTTTGAGCTCTTCGATTATATCTTCGATTGAGATGGCGTCTTCATTTATTTGCTTTATAATGTCATATATATTATAATTTTTCAAAGGAACAATATTTGCATGTCCATTGTCATTTTTATAATTATTTATAAGATCTCTTGTTTTTTCAAGAAAAGCAACTATATCTGCAGATATGTTAATAACTTTGAATGCTTTATCTATATTATCAAAGAATGTTAATTTTCTGTTAATTAATACTGGTTTCTTTATTTTAAAACCTTTATGAATATTTTTCCTTTCTTTTTCATTCTTAATTATAGAAACCATATAATCGAACAGGACTTCAAAATCTTTATCCGATATAAAATCCAATGAATAATCGTATTTTTTAAATATATTATTAATATTACTATAATCTAAATAGAAACTGTCTTTGTTTTTGTTGATTTCATTAATAATCATACTGATGTCTGGTCGCGTATTCTTAATTAATTCATATATATCTCTGTAATTGTTTGAAGGTTTATAGTTAGTATTAATACTATTTGTTAGGTGAGATGCAATTTTAGAATATAGATAATCTTCGTTCGTAGATGTTGGAATCTTGTAATATGTTCCAATAATAGGTAGGTTTATATCATCGCCATCATTTATATTAAAAATATCTTCGATCTTTTCTATTTGCCTACATTTTGTAATAGAATAGTCCTTAATTATTGGATGATATTTAGGAAAGTCAGGTTTTATATTTTGTTCATCAGTAGATATAATAGTATTTGTATTGTATTTTGGTTTTAATTTTATCTTGTCTGTTTTCCTATTATATTCAATGCAAAATCGTCGTTTTACGAAGTCAGCAAGGTCACTCTTATTATTATATTTATCTATAAAATTAAAGGTGGCGTCCTTGCTAAAATCTTCGCCGTATTTTTCGATTTCTCCTTCTACAGCAAAAACATAATTACTATAATCATTGATTTTACCATTTTTGCTTTCAATATTTATAAGTATTTCATAAAATAAGCTTCTAATCAAATCAGATTTTTTTTTATTTTTAAAAAAATTATATAAATTATTATATATTTCATCTTTGTCCAATGCAATAAAAGAGGGGTTAATTTTACTCATTTCATCAAAAGAAAGTATTTCGGTATATTCAATATCGTCTAATTCTTCATCAATATATTCAATATCTTGTGTATCTATTGTTGCCATTTTGAAATTAGGTTTCTATTTAATACAATAATATATATTATTATTAGATATATTATTAGAAAAGCGAATAAATTATTTAATATTATCAATTGCGAAATTAGACCAATCATTTTGAATCTTTGACAATTCTTCTATAATTGTTGTGCAATTTGCTTCGAGAAAGGTTGCAAATACTTTTGGACTATTAGGAACATCAATATTTTCTAATGATATGCGAATAATCATTAGAGATTTTAGCGGATGCGGGCAAATATACCCAATATAAGTGCAAGATATTTTGTCTTTGAATAGATTCTTTTCGCGAATATAATGATTATGAACATATGATTGTATAATATTACCAAGAGTATCATCTTCGTCTTCGATAATAAACTCGTATGTTCCTTCAATATTTTGAAATTGCTGTATTTTGACTTTTTCTGAAATCTCCGCATTTAATTCATGTTTAAGCAATTCTAATTTATTTATAATGATGTCTAATGATTTAGATAGTAAATATTTTGGACCGATATTATGATTTATGCTTTCTATATCGAACTTAAATCTTGTAGGGTCACCATATTTATTTTTATAATACGACCTTTCTTTGTCTAATATACTACTTTTTTGGTCAGCTTCTTTGGAGTCTTGAATATATGAGAAGTTAGATAATGAGACAGGATTAAACGATGCATTATCTCTGCCTTTTCTTTTCACGATATTTGCTTTAAAATGTAAATGTTCTCCGGTTCTTAATCTCGTAATTAAGATATAATCTTTTGAAATTTTATTTGCAGGGAAAATATCTTTCAATTCGTTTTCGCTTACATTTACGGAATTACGCGTTGCAGTAATATGATTAGTTGTTACATCAATTGTTTTATTAGTTGTATTTTTCATATTTAATTCAATTTGCAAGACATTATCTTCGTATGTATTTATCTCGTCTTCCTTGAGACATATAGGAATAAGTCCAATCCGATGGATAATTATTTCATTATGTAGAGCTCCGTTATTAATTAATATTTCGACAGTAGGGTCATCATTCTCTAATTTTTCACCGATAATACCGGGTGTTGGAATATCAGTTAAAATAACTCTTCTAATACCATTTACTACTGCGAGGTCAATATTATATATATCAAAACTATGACAATTTGAAGGTTCATCATACGAGTAGTTCTGAAACATTTGCATTATATATATTAATATTATATCTATCTTATATATCATTTTTTAATATATTTAAAAAAATAAATAATATTTATTAAATTAAGCGGTAGTGCGGCGACGACGAAGGGCAGATCGTCGGCTAGGGGATGCTGAACGGCCACGAGGGGATGCGGTGCGGCGAACAACTTTCTTAACTCTCGTAACTTTCTTAACTCTCGTAACTTTCTTTTTGGCACCTCCTGATAATTGAGATGATAATTGAGATGATGCAGCTTGTAATAATTGTTGCATTGCACTTTGTTCGCTGAAGCCTTCTATACCGGGGGTTTTGGGGTCAACGGGGTCTTCGGGGTCATCGGGTCCTACTCCTCCAAAAGTTCTTTTAGGATTTTTCTTCATTAAAGCCTTCTTTTTCATTGCAGCTTTCTTTTTCATGGCAGCCTTCTTTCCGGCAGTTTGTTGATGTTGTTCTTGTTGGTATTGTTGTTGTTCTTGTTGTTTACCGGGTTTAGTAGGAACAGCATTGTCAGACATCATTTCTTGTAAAAAGCCACCTAAAAATAGTTTAAGATTTTTTTGAAGATTTACTTTACGCGCTTTCTTTGCAGCAAGAGGCGCTAAAGGTTTGCGATGTTTTAGATATTTTCTGTATCCACCTTGTTGAGATAAATCAAGTCCTTCGCTCATATATTACAATATTCTTTCTATATATATGCGCGATTTTTATTTTACAAAATATAAAAAATAGATAATAAAATATATTAAATTAAATAATTGCGGTTGCGAAATAATTAGGAAATTAAACTTGTCATAATTGCGAAACACATGGATGTTCGTTTAGACATTTCGTTAATTGGATTGGATGCAAAGAATTGAATAAGGGTTTTGATATTATTAACATCATTGCATTGACATAAATAATGATATACATTTCCCATATTAATCATTTTTGTCTTGTATGTATTTAGTTGCAGATTACGTAGTTGCGCCAAATGATATTGAATAATCGGCGGGAATTGTTTATCCATGTCTTTGTTCATTTTGTATCGATTATAATTAGGGTAATAGATTGTCGTAGCTTTGTAATAACTATATAAACTATCTTTGATAGTAGATATAATGGTATGAACAAGATATGTAGGGTCTATTTTTTGTCCATTATTATCAATAGGTAAATTAATTTCAGGGTTATAATTAGCGATATAATCCTTAATCGTATATTCCGGTTTATTTTTCATATAAACTGAAATAATATTCATCCAAATGTTTGGATGACACGGGTCAGTTTCTTCGCGATAATTAATTGCATCAGTTGAAATTTTATAAAGTTTTACTTTGTCATTTACAACCTTTTTAACAATCAATCCGTAACTATATTGTATGTTGTTAATATGCATATATGCTTCCTTTATATTATTAAAGGGCAAAGGATATTTAACACCAATTTCAATAAGTGACGGGATAATAGATGCAATAATATCATTTTCAATAAGCGTATCGCGATGTTTTGTATTAATATGAAACATCTCCATATAATTATCACCAAGCAATCCTGTATAATCTATAATATGTTTGTTTTCATAATGAACAATAATAAACTCATACGCCATACTCGGGTCAAGATTTTGAACAAATAGATTTCTTAATGTTAATGACACCTCTTCAGCGGTTAGAGCTGATAATTCTTCGGCTGTAAAGTGTTGTTTGTAATATTTAAACAAGATTTCGTCAAACATATTACCGTGTTTTTTTGTAGGATGCGAGAACTTTGAACTATTTGCATCTGGACAACTTGAAGTTCCAAAGAACCATTCATTCTTGTAATTATAGACTGTAATGATTGTTCCGTCATATGCTTCGTATATCTTATCATCTGGAGAATATACGGTGTTTATATAATTCATATAATCAATACGTTCAGGGATTGAATTTGCATATGTTACAACGATATTATTATTACAATTCATACTAAAATCAAGAACAACGCTTCTACATTGCTCATATAATTCTTTAAAATTTTCAACATTATTTCTTAAATATGAATTATGAAGCAGAACAATATCACCGCGACCTCTGAATTTTTTAACTTTCATTAAAGGCCACAAATGATATTTCTTCAAAAGAGAAATGAGACAGTTCGCATAATTGTTTTCATCACTAGGAACATCGCAACAAACAAGATTGCGTTCTTCATAAAGTTTGAATGTTTCTTCTACAAGTTGGTAAAGGTTGGTTGGAAATTTAAATGCGGAACTGTCAGGATTCATTTTGTCTTGTGTCTTGTTGTAAGTATTATTACATAATAATAATTGCTTATATCAATTTTTATTATTATAATGAAAAAAAATGAATTAATATATCTAAATTTTATTTTTTATAAAATTTATCAAACCATACTTGTCCAACATGTTTAGATGCATCTTCAGACGTTATTTTGTTCTCAATAATTTTATCACGCATTGATAAAAAGAATTCTAAACTTTCATAATTAAATCCCTCTTTTTTTGTAACCATATCAAAAAGCATTGGGTACCTTTCCTCGAACGATTTAAATCTCTCATCCTGTCTAATCTTGTTAATTAAATCTGCATATTCGGTTGTCGCTTTATTATTTTGCATATATAGCATAATATCTTGAACAGTATCTCTAATATCTTTGGTTTCTAGACCATCACTAACAAACTCTGGAACATTTGTAATCTTTGCCTTCTTATTTTTGTCATCATTATTGGAATCTCTTTTATTTTTGTGTGAACTCATTAATTAATATTAAGATACTATGATACTATTAGATATATATAATATAATCTTTATATTATTTATATTTTTACATGCATATTAAATCTTTTCAAAATGCAAAATGAGAAAAAAGGAAGATATTAAATATATTTGTCCAAATTTTATTCCTTCTATTGTAGTAGAATAAATATAAAAAATGAAGAATGAACTAATGTATTCAGAGTTAGATTATAGTCCAAATGTAAAAGCACCAGAGCCATTAAAAAACGCGGGTTTATATACAGGCGAAGTATTATTTGACAAAAAACCTTGGGGGAACAATTATGTAATTCCGCGTATTGAACCTGACGCTGTTGCATATTGCTCTCAATTCTATGCAAGCCATCATATCCCGTCATATAATAGACCAGGGAATAATACTATAAATAGCTCGCAATATAAAACATATAGTGTTTCCGGAGAAAATAATCATTATAACTTTCAATGTTATACTAATGATGTTCTAGGTTGAGGTTTGCTAATAATATCCTTGTTTTTTTCTAAAAAGTTACATATATATTCGTAAGTTTCATTAACTTGTTCGAATGTAATTCCGCCTGTAATCAATACACTTCCGCTTTCAAATAAAGCACCTGTTACTTTCTTACATTCGCCTATATTTTGCCCGGAACCTTTACCGTAACAATATTTAGGACACGAACATATCCCATTTTTATTTTGGTTGTTAATATTCCAGAAATATTCTAATTTTACGCCTTGGTAAATTCCTGGTTGAAAACTGCATTTATTATTATATGGTTCGTTAATAAATAATTTATGTATTTCTTTTCTTCTAATTTCAAAACCATTTTGAAGTTCAGGTTCCTTATAAACTTTGAAATCAGTATTTATCATACGTATTTTGAAGTTTTGATATTTTAAATCTAATTTATAATCTGGATCTGCAGTTACATTTACAATAATATTTTTATCAATAGTGCTGTAAATTAACTTAATATCATTAATAATATGATTAACGATGTGCTCTGTATCCTTTACATCCTTGATCCCAGTTAATTGTATATTGCCATTTTTGAATATTTTAACATTTGGTATATATTTATCACTAAACTTGTATATTACTGTAACTTGATTGTCAAATCTATTCTTTTTCATAGTATTTTTCTTGCTTTTCCTCCTTTTTTTAGGATATACACCTTTCGATACATCTACGCCGTTTTTCATAAACTGAACCCAAACAATACCTTTATCAACACCCTCAATAATATTTTCAATCACATTTATATTATCAAATAATATTCCAAGATTTATATTAATATCATTACCTATGTTTGCATTGCAAGTGATAGTCGAAATTCTATAAGGTGAAAAGAATATATTGCTCATTTTAAATTGTAGTTATTGTCGCATATATATAAGAATATAATTCTTTATATCATTTTTTATATTAATGTGAAACAATTAAACTTAATTTACTGTCTATCGTGTTCTTATTTTTTTTAATATTAATATTTTGATTATCTAATTTAATATGCATATTATCTGTTATATTTTTAAGATACGATGTATTTACAACTTCGTAACTAAAATTTGTAGAGATCATAGGAGGAAGATTAAGAATATATGTCTTATCGTTCGTATAATGCCCCTTGCGAAACTCCTCTATTGTCATTGGTCCATTGAATATTTTTAGTAAAAATCTTGATGGTGCAGGACGAATAGGATGCATAATTCCATAGTGCTTGCTTAACATTTGAATTAAACTATTAATTTCCCATACTTTGTCGCTTCCACAATGAGAAGAAAAATTATAAGCATTTGCGCACTCGAGAGAGCAGAAATTTCCAAATAATATATATGTGTCCGTTTTTATATTATATTTATAAGGCATCCCGTAAGTCCTATTTTCAATTGGATGACAGCACCAATAACAATTATTGTTTGAGTTTAAAAAATCTTCCTTATGAGGAACTTTTAAAGAATATTCACTATTATCATTATCAAATATAATATTGTCTTGTATAGTGCTGTATGAACTATTCTCATTTATATAGAAACAATTTGGTTCATAAGGTTCGGGAAATTCTTTGCAAATATTATCAGTAATGTTTAATTTATTTATTTGAGCATTTGATAGAGGCAATTGCAATATTATATCTTCATTATCAATTACAGATATATCCTTTATTATTGTATTCATTAAATTCTTCTTTTTCTTTGGTTCACTTATCTTGTCGTCAATTACCTTTGCTTTACGCGGCATTTATTATAAGTGATGTCTTATATAATATATATGTGCGTTTATTATTTATATATATTTATTTATATTTATTTATCAAAATAATTTTTAAAATATACAATGTTTTTAATTAAAGATTCATTTATATTTTCAGAAGGATTTTTAACATTTGTTTCAAACTTTACATTGCCTTTCGCAGAAGATATGCATTTCATTTTAATTTCTTTAATTTCATTATTAAGAGAGTTTATAGTATCTATTAAATATTTAATAATGTATCCTGATAATAAAATTAATATTATCACAAATAAATCCATTCTCTTTTATTAAAGCTGGATATAAAAATTATTAAGTATTTTATTTACAAGTATTATGTATTATGTATTATACTTAAAGTTTGTAATCCCACCATTAATCATAAATACGTTAATTACTTTTGAAAATATAAGTATTTCAAAATTAATATTATTTTCTTTGTATCCATATATTTCATATAGAGAAGTTCTTCTTAATAAATCAAATAAATATGTGTATTCTTTTCTATTTACTATGTTTTTTTGAGATCCGGAATCATTATTATTATTAATAGTCATGGTCAAAGACGTCGAAACCCTTTGACTATTATATGAACCAGCTGTTATTATTTTTTCTGGAAATAACGAAAATGAATAGCAATATAATCCTGTTCTTGGAATGTTCGTATGATATTGGTATGGTTGAATATTATTAAAAAAATAGGCATTTTCTTCTTCGCGAACTATAGTTCTAGCCCAATTAATTTTTGCAGTATTTAATATACCCATATTTTCATTATATAAATGCGAAGCAGTATAGTTGTCATAAATATTAAACATTTCAACAATATCTTCTCTTCGTAGAACCCATATTAGCTCTTTTACATGTAACTGATTACTTAAATTTGTTAATGTAACTGTTTTAGATGATTCTGTAATATTTATGAACTCATTATTTGTAACTGTAACATAATCAACAATATATTCATTAATACCAGATAATGCGACTTCTCTATATTTGCTGTCAAGTAGTATATAATTAACATACAATATGTAATTTATAGAAATAGGTTCCTGACTAGCTATAAATGTTTTAATATCAACAACCTGTTTTCCAGAATGATATATTTTATTATAGAACGTTGGTGATACATATAGTTTTAGTTTATCACACCATACTTGATATAATTTTTCAATACTCCTTGTTGTAATATCAACTAATATTTCTCGTCCATGCATTTTATATATTGGTAATGCTAAAGATGGATTGCGTGTAAACCAAAAATTTAATGGAATCTGCAATTCTCTCCCTTTTATTGAAGGGTTTTCCTTATCTTTAATTTTGTCTTTGCTTGGATATAATTCATTATATAATTTATTATTTTTAATAACATATTTAGTGCTATTATTGTTTGGCTCTACAAGTTCTGGTATATTTCCAATTAATTTATTATAATCATTCCCATCTTTGCTTGTAAGTTCATTCCATATATTCATCCATTCGCCATATAATGTATCTATAATAATATTTCCATCTGTTTTTATTATTGCTTCAATTATAAAAAGATTACCTATATTTTTAACCCATCTAAATCTATGAACTTCTGTTGAATATATATCTGGTAGATTTAAACTCAAGAATATACTATTTACTAAATCTCCTGAACGCCCAATCTTAAAATTAACAGTTATATTTTGGTCTGGGTTATTTAACTTTGTAACCCCATGGTGATATGCTTCTATTTTCAAATTTTGCATAGAGAAATTCACATGCCTATTATATACATGTTTAAAGTAATTGATATTAGGATTTGCTGTTATTTGCCCATCCATTTGCCCACGTAAAACCAATTGTGCTAAACCACCGCCCATATTACTATATTATAATAATGATACTTTAATAATATCTTATATATTAAAAAATAATAAAATAGATGATTGCATCATATATATCTTTTATACATCATATTTTTTTATAAAGTTAGATAGTTTTTCTAATTTTCGTTCATCATTGAAAGATGCAATAATTTTAGGAACTTCACGTGAATTATCTACAATGACTATTGTAGGGAAACTTGTAATTTTCATAAGCGTAAGTCGTTCTCTACCCTCTTGAGTGTCAGAACCAAATTTTTTAAGTGTTATTTTTGTAAATTCACCAGATTTAATTAATTCTTCCCAAGTGGCATCAAACTCTTCACAATGATGACACCCTACCATATAATAATATTCCACGCGATAATTATTATTAAAAAACCCTTCGCTTATTTGTTGTTTATTTGCAATTAATATAACAGCTGCGATAAATACGACTGAAAGTATAATAATATAGGAAGATGATGCAAATAAACCAAATACACTTTTACCTGTCCCGAATATACTCTTACGACTCTTAAGACTATTAAGACTACTTGTTTTAATCCTACTATTTTTTAACATTTATTCTAACATAATGATATATTATTAATCTAACCTTCTCTAAATTATATTGTCAATAATTTCAGGATAATTGCAATAGTTTTTATAAATTGATTCTTTCATGTATACAGTTTCCGGTGCAAATGCGATAATTGTATAAAAGTTATATAATTTTGTTGAAGTTATATTATTGAAAAACTCATCCAATATATTAACATTAATTAAAATAATTCTACTATCTAAATCATCATAATTAATATGGTTATTTGATGGAGTATCTACTAAATATACACTAAAATCTTTTGTTTCCAAAAGATTCTTATATTCTAGAACATCATCATTACATACAACAATTGTTCGATATATTAGGTTTGTTTTATAAATATTATCTAATTCTTCTACAAACTTAATTTTCAAATCCATATCCATGATAATATATATTATATATATAATATTATATATATAATTTTTATATGCGAACGATATATGATTTATATATAAGATTATTAAATATATTTATAATATAAATGGATGATAAAGTAATAAAAATCAATCTCTCTGTTTTTAAACATCAATATAATATTAATAATGATGTCCCTAGTGCAATTATAAATAAAGCCGAAAATCTCAAAAAATCTTGCAATTGTTTTAATTCATTCTATGACCCTAAAATGATATGGGAGAAAAAATTATTTAATAAAAAAGAAAAGAATGCAACCAATTCTGAAGCAGCAAGTAATGTAAATAACAAGGGACGAGTTCATATTATTATCCCTGACTTCTCGGATTCATCTAATATAAAGAGAACTTTGATTGGATATTTAAATAAATTAACACTAAAGAACAAGGATTTGATTTATGAAAAGATCAAAGTTATAATTGATAATAATAATACTGACGAGGTTTTTTTAATTATTTGGTCATATATCAAAGTATCTGATTGTGATAATAATATATATATAAAATTATTAGAATATTTTGAAAGCGATTTTTTAAATAATAGTATTAATAAATTATGGAATAATTATCTAAATAATGACGAATGGAAACCGCCAAATTATATATATGAAAATAATTTATTATTATTAAATAATGAATATGAATTATACTGCGATTATATTAAGTGGAAGAAAGGGATACATAATATAAATATTATATGGATAAAATATAAAAACGCAAATATATCGCAACTATTAAATAATATTCATGATTACATGGTTGAATGCATTAACAACCCAAATATCCATAAGTATATAATAGATATATTTATGGAACAGATTTTTAAAATATTAAATAATTATAATGATAATAATATTGTTGAAAAAATAAAGTTATTAGATATTAAAAACTTTGAAAGTTCAACAAAGTTTTTAATTTATAATATTATAGAAAATAAATAATTTCTACTATTATAGTATAGAGAATTAATGAAAGATACTGATACAACGTTGTCTTTTTATAGCAGTGTATTTATACAATTAATATTCGCATTATTGCTTTTAATTATATGGAGTTATATATATAAGTTAGAAACCATTGGATGTGAATGTTCTGAACATAGTAACAAGACCTTTGTAAAGAATTTCACTATAATTGCTTTACTATATTTCTTTATTACTGCGTTTATACCAATGAGAACTATTGCGCAAAATATGGGAGGTGCTGTTGTTCAATTATTAGCATTAGGAACATTTATATTCTTCCTAACTTTCGTAGTATATATATACTATGCGTTTGAATATGTTCGATTTTTAATGAATGAAAAATGCAAATGTTCAGAAGATTTACGTCGTGAAATTATTGCAATTGGAACTATGATTTCTTTATTCTTATTCATAATATTACTATTTACAATTATAATAATCCCTATTTTAATAAGCACATTAACCACGTTATTTATCAAGATACAAGATTTCGAAAGCGAAGTTGAGCAAGTCATTAAAAATCCGGTTAAGTCATTACGAAGCACCCCTGGTAGATTATTTAAATCTACAAAGGATATTGGTTCATTTGTAAAAGAAACCGCTTCCAAACTAACAAAGGGAAAAAAGAGACGTTAAATATACATTAAAAGGTCAATATAAAAAATAAATAATTTTTTTACAATATATATATATCATATATATTTTATATAATATCAATCATAACTTATATTATTCATATAATGATGTTAATTTGAAACTTAATAATTCTAAATTTCAGAGTCGTCAATTACGATTTCCTTGATGTAAGGTTCGAGGATTTCATTAACAATAAGTTCGGGTTTGAACTCATCATAACTCATAAATATTTTAAGAAGTTGCTCTGAAAACCCGGAAATCATTGCAGTTCCTTCTGTTTTGCAATTTACTGGAAAACTTTGTTTGTGCGAAGAGTTAAGGTTCCAGAATATAAACTTCGGAGGTGTATAATCATTCGCTTTAAACATTTTAACAATAGTTTTATAAACAGTTTCAATACATTTATTTTCACTATCTACATTTGCCTCATCAAATTGCATATCGGTAAATATAAATAGTTTTTTAGGCATATCAGCGTCATTAATATTATTTTCCTTACCATATTTAATAATCGCATCGCAACATTTAACAAAGTCAGTATTATATCCAAAATCTACATCGATTAATGATTTAAAGCAAGTATATAATGAAGGTTCAATACCCTTTTCAGTATATTCTTTGTATAAATCATCTGGAATCAATGAAACTAATTCAGGATTATCGCTAAATGTAATAAATTTATTTTTAAACATTCCATTGCAACATTGCGATGTAATAATACCTAGAGAAATCGCAACTTGCGCAGGAATACTACCATTGCAAGCTGAAAACATAGACCCAGACAAATCAATCACAGCAAGAGAGTTGCCAAGAATGCCACTATTTTTAACATTTTCTACAATAGTTCTCCATTGTAGTTCAATAGTTTCATTTTCGGTGTATTCATCATGAGTATTGCGAAGATTAACATAGTAATTTGCTAATTCATGAGGAAGAATACCAGTTACATTAATTTTGGCTGTTCCTTCTCTTACCTTTGCTAAATATTCGCAATATCTTTCGCTGTCATGATTATTAAACGCTTTGTGCAATCTTTTAGATGCAACTCCAGGAACGCACTCGTAATTAATCTTATCCCATTCATTATTACAAATAAGCTTTTCAACAATATTAATTTTATTCCTCAAAGGAGTAAGATATTCTTTCCTATATTTTTCCATCTTTTTATTATCTTCTCTCCCATAAAGGTTTGTTGCAATCTTCTTTGCAAATTGCGCGCGTCTATCATTTCTATCATTTTCGCTTGGTGCCCATTTGGCGCACAGAGAAATATTGCGAACCTTTTTCTCGACATCTTCACTTTCCTCCTTATCATCACTATCTTTTAAGTTCGAAAGGTCTTCGCGTAATTTATTTGCAAACAAGGATAATTCGTAATTTTTATTTATCAATCCATCTACTCTGTTATTGTGACAGATATAGAGAAGATCCTTCCAACGCCCATATTTATTAACATATGTAAGAATATTATTCATATAAGTGTATGGCTTATGTTCTCTTAACCACAGCATAGCCTGGTTAGAAATGGCTTTCTCCTTCTTCCCAGTTAATCTGTCGCGTCCATTAAAGATGATTGCAACAGTTTTCTCTGGGCTAATACTCCAACACTTCTCAATATACTTATAATTTTCATCCTTTGGTAGAGAACGCGTATACATCATAAAATAATCAATAATTGCACTTCCAGAAGTATCAAGCGCAATACCTCCATTCTCGGTGCAAGTGTATGCGGGTCCAGCAGCTTGTTCGGTGCTCATGATTATATTATAATCTTTGGTTTTAATTAATAAAGAAAACTTAATGTATCAATTTTTATTTTTATATTATTTAAAATATAACATAAATATAATAATATAATATGGTTTTACATTTACCTTGGAAATATCAAAAGTCGCGAGTTTATAACTGTAAATTAAATAATGCGGATGACAGTTATTTACTTAATAATATTAGAGATTGGGTAATTAATCAAGAACCGTCTATTAATACATCAACACATTGGTGGTTCAAAGATTTACCAAATAATATAAAGGACCTATTTTATGATGTTACAAAGAATCGAAAAATAATAGAGATGTTTAAAAAATCACTAGGGAGAGATTATGTAATTGACATATTACATGATATGAACGAAATATATGTATCGCCCCCATCGAATAATAATAAAAACTTCAAAAAAAATGCTTCTGATAATATTTTTTATACAAGGCATATTGATGGACCATTCTATTATATTCCATTTGCCTCTTGTTATAGAGTTATTGTTGGACTCGACGATAATAGAGATATTATGACAGTATTTAATATAATACCGGAAACCTACATAATAAAAACAGGAGATGTTGTTGCATTTGACTTCAACAGAGAATGCCATTATATAACGCCAATAATTCGAAATAACATATACAATAGTAATAGTAAATATAGGGTAATTTTAAAAATACATTATTGCGTATATCCACGATGGGCAATTGTATTTGGCTTCATTTTAAGTAAGCTTTCAATAATGTATAATAAATTATTTAGAGATCTATTCTTATTTACTATTGCGCCAAAGAGTGGTTGTATAAAATATTTAGCAAACACTATGATATTATCTACCAAAGTATATCACGATATTGAATACTATATTGGTAATAATAATATTCAATATTTAACGTATTTATATTATATGTCTCTAAATACTCATCATTGCGTGTTTTTATATGGCAGTTCTTTCGTGCATTATTTGAAATGGGTTGATACATTTTGCTATTATAATGGTGAAATTAATAATATTTTTAGAAGAGATTATTATTTTTACAGATTCCTTTATATGCTTCAATTTACACATGTGTTTTTAAAATATAATACGGATGCGCCCGTTTTATATACGTCGATTATTGTTCCTACAATATTTCTGTCATATCTTTCTAAATATACTATGCATATACCAAAAATTATAGAGATATACTTAACGTTCAATATGGTAAATAGTAATATTCAATTCGAATATTATGAATTATATTACATTTATATGAACGTTTTTTTTAATTATATACAAATGTGCTTTCCTATAGATATGTAAATATATCTATATAATATAGATAAGTCACATATATAGATATATGGATATAAATATCAAAAGATTAAAGTTAAAAAATGGTATTCGAGTTATTATAGTTCCTTTGAAAACAAAATTAACTTATATATCAACAAATTTTTTGTTAGGGCGCAATCAAGAAAAAAAAGATGAGGTGGGTTTAACGCATTATTGCGAGCATTTATTGGCGCGTTTAACATCACAAAAATACAAGGACGTAAACTATATTAGCGATGAAATATTTAAGAGAGGCGGTCTGCATAATGCAACAGTTTCTGATTATGAAATGGAGATATATATATCGGGTCTTTTTGTTGATTTAGAGTTTTATATGGATATATTATCAAATACTATTAGTAAATTTTATATTGAAAATGATATAAAAATTAAAGAAAAGGGGGCAGTTGTCCAAGAGTTAATGACCAATATGTCCAGTTCTAATTATAAGTTTAATTTCAATATATTCAAATTTCTATATCCTAAATATTCATATATTGCCGATTATAAGAAGCAGATACAATATATTAAACATTTTGATAATAAAAGAATATCCAAATTTATTAAATCCCATTTAAATACAGATAATTTAATAGTTACAATAACGTGCCCTTCTAACAAGGTAGGTGAAACGATTAAGAATGTTAAAAAATATTTTGGAATTATTAAAAAGAAGAGATCTAGGTTTGTATATCCTGAACTTAAAAACCACAATAAGAATTTGCAAATAGTAAATATTAAGAATGATAATATAGATTCAAATAACTCTATAATTTTGCAAATATCAAAAAGGATTGAATTCCTTTCCGAAGAACATTTAATATTATCATATTATATTAGGCGTATTCTATTTAATTTTGATAGTGGTATATTTTATAATATATTGCGTAAAGAACTTGGAATCATTTACGGTATTGGATTATATGTTAATATTGATAATTATAATCCAAACATGTCTTATTATAATATATCATCGCGGTGTCAAGATGTTAATATGTCTTTATTTATCGAAAAGTTTATTGAAATTTTAAAAACTTACGATATAAATGACATGCATATAAAGGAATCAAAAAAATATTTTAAAATTTTATTTGAAAACAAAAAATTCAATAATTTAACTTCATACAACGATAAATACAAAGATCAATTGTTATTTTACAAGGACATCGTTAAAAGCAAAGATATTCTTAAAAAAATATTATCAATTAAATCGAGCAATATAAAAGAATATTTTAAAAATGTATTTGTCAAGGATATATTATCAAATCATACGCTCTTCTATTATTCTAATAAGAATATTAATAAAGATATTGAATTGATATATAAAAAACAGATACAAAATGCAAAATATAAATCCTATTATATTTCATAAACATAATTTTATATTATTTATATCATAATAGAATATAGAATATTAAATAAAATATGAATAGTTCATATTTTTACATATATTTACTTGCGATTTTTACCGTAACAATATCATTTACAATATTAAGATGCGTATTTAATATACATGATTTAGATATATTTTTTTATCCCAATCATGCAAATAATATTATTGAAAACAAGGTATATTTAATTTCGCATATTATAGTTAATTTCCTACTCGGTTTATTATTTGGGTTTGAAATAATCCTTGGTATGTTCGTAAAAATAATGATATTCGAAGCATATCTGCATATTATGGAGCATTGTGATATTTTTTATGTATCAAAAATATCGAATTTAATAATAATAGTTCTAATATCATTAGTAAGTTATACGTTGGGAAGCGTCATAAATAAAATATTATATAAATAATATATAATTATCCTATAACAAGTCTAATTTACACGGGGGGTCTCGCATACCTCTCCCGAATTTATTCTTTCATTTTGTCGTTGATAATTTGCGTGATATTATCAGAATGTAATTTGAAATTTATAATATTGCGCATTGGGCATCTAAACTCAAACTCATCTATTGAATTCACTTTGTTATGCTTACCTACCTCTATCTGTGTCTCAAAATATTTAAACAGGCAATAATCGTGTGCAACAGAGCATACCTTATCTGTTTTTGTTGAATTGTCGATATATATTTTTACAATTTTATTTTTCTTTTTAAAGTTAGATAGGCAAATGCAGCAGTTATTTGTGGCCTGATTACTTTGAAAATCACATATTTCAAATGGGAGGTTTGTGATATTCCATTTAAAAGTTCTAAACATCATCTTGTGAATACGATTATAGACTTCGCAATTATAAAGAAAACTCCCAGAATTATGGTCAATGTAGCATTTATCTCTTATTGCAAATTGCGTTTTAAACTCTACAATATCTTTCATAATACTGTGAGTTATTTTCTGCTTATCCATCAGACTCATGTTGTCAATCATAGTTCCTGTATTCTTTGATATAACAACGCCTTGTTTATTCATTAGAAAGATATTGGACAACAAATCTGTTTTGTAGAAAGGCGGTTGATTACTCATATTTTTAGGAATTATAATATCTATATTAAATGATAGTTCGACGCCGCAAAATACATAAGGAATCTTACCAACAATGATTTTGTAGTTAATTTTCCTATGTGTTGTAATAGGTGCGCCAAAGTATTTCATAGTATCATCAACCACGATATTCGACGATGTGATATTATCAAATCCTGCATCTAAACAGAAGAGATTTTGCAAATCAGCAACAAACTGCGTAACATCCTCATCTGAATACATACACACATCAATATCATTTGCAACAATAGTGCGCGCAGCTGTTTCTGGATGAATCAGCTTATTCCAGAAAGCACTAGTGTTATAACTATTTGTTTGATTATATATCCTTTTGTAATGGTCACAGATAATGTAGTCCCTTACAAAACCTCCATATACAATCCCCTTGTTTTCAAAAACAAGATTCTTAATATTTTCATATACAATATATTTGATGCGTTCAGTAGAGAAGGTGATTTTGACATTGTCAGTCATTATCTCTCGCTCGAACTTTTTGTAAAACTCTAACCTTGTGCAGGTTCTCTTCTTCGCAAACTTCAACAATTAGCGATTCACGGATTGCAGAACAATAGATTATTTGACTTGCAAAATATCTATGGCTTTGTTATATTATAAACAATAACGTAATCAATTTTTTAAAATATCATAAAAAAATAATACAAATTTATCAAATAATTTTCTCGCATAAATAAATGCTTTTGTTAGAGTTTTTAGCCGATGTCATGCTCTATTTTTGCACGAGCATATGCATACATCACCCTCTCCGCAGTAGCTATAGGTAAAATATAATCTTTTGCACCATAAAACTCGGGGCCCTTTCGCGAATCTCTATTAACTAATGTTCGAAGCGCATTTATATCGTGCATTTCATACTGAATACGAACCGAATTATTATTATTATCAGTAAATACAAAATATATTGATGGTTTTATTTTGTTTAAACCATCTGGCATATAGAAACTATTCGGATATTTAAAATAAATATCAAATAATCCTGAACTATCTACTTGGTGAATATTTGGAGTATTATCAAATGCAATTTCGTGATTAGGGAACGGAAGTCCAGACCCAGAGTAATTGGTCATTCTATCAATTGGATTCGCAGCAATTATTAGAACATTATTATATATATTAATATTTTTAATTGAACCTGTTATTTTCAACGAAGATAAATCCGTGCTATGAATAACAGTAAATCCAGTATATTCATCATTAAATATCATTTTAATTAAAAAAATATTTTATATCTCTATATTTTAGATATGTTTTATTTTCAATTAGAATATAAATATATATTGTTATAAAAATAATAATATAATAAAATAAGAAAGTAAAGTTGTTTACCTATATGCTTTCATCGTCTTCTCCTTCACCCTCGTCATCTTCGTCTTCGCTATTAAACACGAATATACTATTTGTATAGTCTTCTTCTTTTTTTTTTGTTAATATTACTTCTGACGCATCATCAAAAATTATATTAGCATCACTAGTATTATTAATAGTATTCATATTAACCCTGTTATATGCATTAATCAATGTGTCTGAAATCTCTTTATTATTAATGAGAATCTTGCATTGTTCCATATTATATTTATGAACAATATCAACCTTATTATTTTGATATTCTCTCATAGAAACAGCAATAATATCACCTGTTTCTATTAATACGCGTTTATTAAAACGCCTCATTGACCCTCTAATTACACCAATTGCTTCATTGCCATTATCACATAATACGAGAGCTCTGCAATTTCCCAATAACTTAATTACATATGCAAATTCTTCGTAGTCTTTGTCGATATTATAATTATTGTTATTAACCTTGTTAAATTGACTTATTTTTTTTTTATTTCTAATGCTTGTCTGATACATTTAAATATTTATATATATAGTCTAATATTAGTCTTATATTATTTATTTAGCATCATCTAATGTATATTTTTCTTTCGAACGAAGATATATGTTCCTTTTGTATTTATTATAGATTATAGATTTATATGCATCATAAGATATAATATTATTGTTTACATCATATGTTGATGTAATAGATGTTGTCGTAGTATTATATAGGAGTCGAAGATTAGGAGAACTATTACATCTCGTAATAAACGGTTTATTAATTCCATTCGAATAATTGATACAACTCGAAGCAACAATCAAACAGGATACTATTTTATTTGTCATAGTTGAATGTATAGTTAATTTGTTATTTATTTAAGTAATCGAGAGTATCAATTTTTATATTTATAATTCTGTATCATTATCATATATTTTCTTCTTGTGATATTTATATAAATTGCAAACCATATTATTATCAGGATATTTATATTTTTCAAACATCTTGTAAATATCATCTAAATGATTTTCATTTGCCAACACATCCTGTCTTATTACTAATTTTTTGAGGTCTGTATGTAATGCTTGATTATTATTGAGCATTTCTCTGTATTGATTTGCATAATAATACATAAACGGCTTTGTAAATATATTCTTTGTCTCTTTATTATTTTTCATAGTGATAAACCAACGCGTTTTATCAATACCAATTGGTGTAAAATCGATATTCATAATTGATTGCTGCTTTTTAGGTAATGTTGTTCGAACCCAAGTATTATATGGGAACGTAAACATATTATAATAATTAACATTTTCAGTTATTCCTTTGTCGATATTAATATGAACCTTGTGCTTAAAGGATACACCTACCTTATTTTTATGATCATACCTAAACTTTTTAATCTTTTTAGGAGGTATTAACATATTATAATTTTGCGGATGATTTACATCCATTGTATTCAATACGCAATCAATAATGTTTGCATCTACGTCCATACAAATATTCGTCGTTGAATAATCTTTGTTATTATAGAATGGTGTTGCAGGTGGCTTGCATTTTGATGGTTCATAACTCCACCATAGTTTATCTTGGTATATTATAGTTTTACCAAATGCTTTTTCTTCTGTATATTGCGAACCATGGAAAGGACAAACAAGGCAACCATTATTAATTATACCATTATCAAGTTTGGAACCCATATGACTGCATATATTAACCGTTGTATATGTTTCATTGTATTTATTATCGAACCAAGATATAAGTGGTAATTCGCCAATTCTAAATGGGTATGGTTTCTTTCTATCAATGTTTTTTACAAAGTTTATACAATGCCATTCTTTGAATACCGAGGGCAATTCAAACGATATAACAATAGTATTGCCAATTAAATGAATGAAGAATACGTATAAAATGTAAATAGATGTTATGAGTATGCACATATGTTTACTATAGTTTACTATCATTACTGGTATTATGTTTATATATTTTGCAAATGTTTTGTAATATTAGATATTATTTTATAAATATTTAGTAGAAGAATAGTTTTTCATATGCAACAAAATGACACGTGTTCCAGGATATTAACACCAAAGCAGGTAGGGCCAATTTGCTGGTTTATGGCTACATTTGTTGCTATGTTTTACAGTCAGCGTAGTAGAAAAATATTACTTGAAGCATCTAAAGATTGGGATACAAAGAAGAAGGGATTTACAATATTTTCGGATAATAAGGTCAAGCTTTTAAAACTATTAAAGCATATTTTAGATGATAAATATTTGAAGGTTGAAAGTAGAGAAAGCAAAGATTACAAGAAATTCAGTGATAATACCTTTGGTAATGTGCTTACATTACTTAATAAGGTTAATAATAAGTTATTTCCGTATATACCGAATAAGGTTTCGGGATTTAATGCGGAATATTACATAGGGAAACTATATAAATTATTAAATGTTGATTATCTAGTGTATGATTATAATGTATTAGACAATTTTTTGACGTTCTCCTATTTGAATGAGGAGTTTGATAATAATATTATATATAATATTGTTAAAAAAAAAATTAATACATCTATTATACCTAATAGAACTTTCAAATATATAGAGAAAAACATAAAGCCACCACCTATATTAATGGTTATTGTTAGAAATAATAAGGAATATACAACCTTTTACAAAAAAACATTCCCAAATAATACAATACAAGGCTCGACGAAAAAAGAGCTAAAATCTATGCGCGAGCAAATATATTTTAAAGGCGTTGAATATAACTTGGATTCTGTTATATTATCAAATTGGAATATTAATGAATCTAATGGTCACGCAATTGCAGGTATTACTTGTAAAAAAAATAAATATGTTTATAACGGATGGACAAGAACAAGTATGGACCCTGTAATGTTATATAAAAATATAACAAGAAAAATTCCTTGCGAACTTATGAAATATGATTGGAATATTAAAAATAATGGCGACTTTTGTCTAAATACAGCTAAATGTATTCCAGATGTATTAATAAAGAAATTAGGAAAAAAAGATCTGTGCTTTAATTTTAGCAAAGGAAGGCGTATATTAATATATGTTCGCAAGGATGCAAAATCGGATACATCGAACGAGAGTGATACTATTGTTGACAACAGACCATCAACAAATAATATAGCGAAAACAGTAATTAAAGAACCTAAAAAATGCCCTGAAGGCAAAGTTCTAAATCCGAAGACGGGAAGATGTATATTGATAAAGAATGCGAAAACAGTAACAAAGACACCTAAAAAATGCCCTGAAGGGAAAGTTCTAAATCCGAAGACGGGACGATGTATATTGATAAAGAATATCTTAAATAAAAAATGATAAAATTTGTATTATTGTGTAAAATAATACAATAAAATGACATCAGCTTTCGGAACAAACATGCAAGAATTAAGAAGCAAAGAATAAACATTGAATGTTGGAACTAAATGGACGATTGAAGAAGATAATAAATTAGTTCAAGAAATTGCTAATAATAAAGCTTACGAAGAAATAGCTTTGGAACATAAAAGAACTATTTTAGGTATAAAAATAAGAGTTATATCTTGTATAATTTATCCAAAAATAAAGGATTGTTTGGTAATTGATATTCAAGGTTTATCAGTCAAATATAAAATTGATGAATCGCTTCTAACAAGACAAATAAATAAAATAAAAAGCAAGGAGGTAATAAAACAAACATCTGTAAATCAAGATAAAGCAACGCAAACCCCGATAAATGATATTCCAACAAATAAACAAATATTTGAATATTTACAAAAATTAGATAATAAAATGGATGAAATAAATGCTAAATTGGATAATTTAGCATGGTATAAGTAGATCGGGTGCGCAGAATAAATTATTAATTTACGCATTTAAGATATATAGCGCATCTCCACATTTGTGTGGTGTCATATTAGTTAATACGCGTTTGAAATTATATTCAGCAAGAAAATCATCAATTTCTTGAATTAATGCACAATTTTTGTATAATTCGGCCGAATTAACTTCTAAATATATAATTTTTGCATGCTTGATAGATTTAGTTGCCCCTTTTAGTGCCAGCAATTCAGCCCCTTGAATATCAATGTTCCAAAAATCATATTTAGATGCATCTAAATTGTTTCTTTCAAAAAATGTATCAATTGTAATACTTTTTTGATTAATTTTATCAATAAATTCAATATCGGGATGTTCTGTTTTGTGCGTTCCAAACTCTAATATACTCGACGATAGATAATTATTTGCAACATTTAATGTTACATCTTCATCATCCTTGTCGGTTATAAGTGCTTGAATTAAATTAAGGTCGGGTATATTTCTTTCTTTCATTTCTTCAACTAATTTAGGATGAGCTTCAACCCATATAATATCTTTCGTTTCAATACCAAGATTTAAATAGAGATTTGATTCTTCGCAGTGATGTGCACCAACGTGAAAACAACCTTTTGGTTTTATATTTTTAGCAAACAAGATATTATTAATATCTTCAAACGTAATAAGCATTCTTTATTATATATATATTCGTTATTTTTAAATGTTTATATATATTTATATATATTTATATTTATATTTATATTTATATATATATTTATATATATTTATATTTATATTTATATATATATTTATATATATTTATATATATTTAATATTATATTAATATAGAATATAACTTATTAATGAATAAGAAATCTAACGAAGCACTTTGTATTCGCAATACAGGAACTTGGGCGAATGTTAAACCTGAACATAAATTCGATTCGGCAAAGTTTAAAAAGGAGGTAGTATTAAAAGATTTACATCTATTATCGCCTAAAATAGACGATATGATTAAAAGGATTAATTTGCTCGACGAACAGGATATGGAGAATGATAATAAATATTATAAACATATAATATACAGTGATATAGCTGGTGTATATGGCGCAAAAATGGTTGCATCATCTTTAATTGCAAATGATTTCTCGCTTGTGTATTCAAACAAGTTTGCTTTAAGACAAGATATTCCAGATAAAAATAAAACATTTGGGCTTCTAACAACATCCACTGTATATCAAAAACCCATCTCAACGGGATTAAAGAAGAAGATGATGTTGTATATGAATGAAAGACCTGCGAATATTAATGGCGAGAATATGCGAATAA